ACTTTGATTTTCATATTTTTTCCTTTCTTCTTTTTATATTCGTTTTACTTTCTTCTGTTCAAATTTCACGTTCGGGCTGCAGCTGCTCTGATTTCAACAAGTTTCATCAGTCGCAGGCATCCCTAGCGAAAAAGCCGCCTAACCGCTCTGGTTAATCCAGTCGCGGGGCAGCTTGTTTTGGTGGAGATGGCGAGAGTAATTTGATATGTTTTTTAAAATTTACACATATATTCTTATGGCTATTTTTAGCCTTTTCAAGCTATTCCTCTCTATCTACAAAACTATCAAAAAAATATTTTTCGTATATAATTCGTATTTTTGATTTTGCTGCCTCTACTATATAGATTGTATTCGTAAAACTGATTTATGGCAATAAAAAAAGAGGGCAAATGCCCTCTTAATTTAACTACTATACCACAAGTTCACAAGCAAGCCCAACAGCATATGCTCTCTTCACCCCATGAGATACGATATATGACTTTGCTTCATTTGTATTATTTTCTCCTATAAGAAGAATAGGCATTTCACCTATATTACTTGACACGATTGCGTCGGCCCATGAAGCAACTACAATAGCCTCTTCAGCTGACGGGAAAAAACGCTCTGCAATTTTTCTCGACGTTTCAAAACGATCTGACCCCTTGACTCTTTCGACACTACCAATCTCAGCGAGCTGCTTTTCTACAGTAGTATTAACAACTCCTGTATCCCCTACAATGATAAAGTGTAAGTCATTGTGTTTTTTTAGTTCTACGATTTGATTCGCTTTTACGAACTCGGAAACTATAAGCACTGGAATATTTGCTGTAAGTGTGGATACACCATCAGCCCAATCGCTGCCATTAGTAACAATGATTGATTTTGTTTTTGAAAAGCATTCTTTCAAAACTTCTAGATTTGTATCGTATCTAGTATCTCCCTTTATTACTTTTGCTCCACCCTTGTTTACTATATCGCCACCAACAATATATGTTTCGAACCCATAAGATAACTCAGGATGATCTAGCACTATGTTCGCCTTATTTGCTTTTGCGAGAAATGCTGCGCTTATTCCGTCAGGGAAGTTTTTGCCTGAAACAATCACCTTATTTGCTTTTGCAAACTCCTTGTCTATGATGTCGGATGTTGCATATCTGTCATCTCCTGCGTATTTGATGACCTCTGCACCAATATCGACTTGCTTAGTTTTTGGTGTAATAACTTGCGTCACTTCTTCGCCCTGCTTCCTCGCATATGCATACCATGTATCTGCATCGCCATAAAATACATCAAGATCAAGTCTTTTGTTGTATCCACTTAGATATCCATGCGATGTGTACTGATACATTGCAACAACGCTCCAATATGGCACATATGGTGCAGCTTTTTCGAGATATCCTGTTGCATTATTGTTATCATACTGAGCTACCCACAATCCATAGTCTGCATTAGCTATAGCGCTACAATCGTGGCTCTCAATGAAACTTAAATAGCTGTAAAACAGGGGTTTTACACCTATAAGTCTATAAACTGCATCGAGCCAAGCTTTTGCCCATTCTGCGCCTAAATACACATCCTGCTCAAAGTCTAACACGGGAATAACCGTGCCATCGAAGTATGCACCACAGTTATCTACAAACCACTGTGCTTCTTCTTCAGGAGTTCCGCCAAAACCAACCTCCCGAGCAAAGTGGTATACTCCGATTAGCTTCCCTGCAGCCTTTGCTTGTTGCACAAAGCCGTCACATTCTGCCGATACATATCCGGCACCGCCTGTTCCTTTGATTATTACAAAATCTGCGGGCACACTTGCTAGCTGTATGCCCTCTTGCCATCCTGAAATATCAATTCCGTGCAACATATTAGCCCTCCAAGTCCTTGAAGTCCTTGACTTCCTCGGTATTTTCTAATTTTAAAATCTGCTTAAAAATCTGATGTAAGCCTGTTGACGCAAGTCCACTAATCATCCCACTAGCGATAGCCACTAGTGTGACTGCGTGAGCGTCAATACAACCTAGTATCGCTCCTAGCACTGTGACTGTGAGTGGTATGTACTTGTTGTCTGTTGGTAGGAACTTTTTCATCAAATAGCCTACAGTTAAACAAACTGCGATAACTAGTGGGATGTAAAGTGTTGATAAAAATTCAAGATTCATAATTTACCTCCTTGAAATTAAAAAGGCAGCATATCGCTGCCGATTGACCAATTATTTAATATTACAATTATCTTTTAACGGTAATTGCTTTACTTCATTTACGACTTTTTCAGCAGTCCCATTTCCACCTAGCCTTTTATAAGGAATGTATAAGTAGTCAAAAAGGTTTTCATACTCGTCTCTTGTGATGCATCCACGCTTGATGTAATACTCTCCCAGGTAGCATATGCGATCATGTCCTAGACCACGCATCATCATCGCGTAGTCACTTTTTCTTTCCATGTACCTCTGCACTAGCATACTGATAAAGCTCCATAGTCCCGTTGATGCAAATACTGCTATTATTATCGCTCTTTCCATACATCCTCCTATTTCCACTTACCTATCGCATAAATCTGTAAGTTTAAAATATCTGCAGATGCTGAGCTCTGACTCGCAGCTACCGTCAACATCGTTGTATTTTGCGTATTGATTGTTTGAGCAGCGAACGAATAACCGTTACCAATCTGTACTGACGCCATTACCGTTGGCTTTGCAATAAATCGACAAGACGATGGGAATGTAAACGTTTTTCTGTTAAAAATCATGTTATTCCAAGCTCCAACAGTCCATCCTGATCTAGAGTCCGAATCGGCTGTCTTAATAAGCTCTAATCTCCCCCTCTTCCATTTCACGAACTGCCATCCATCGACTTCGCCTTGCTCTATGACATAATCCTGAGCTCTTCCACCGCCGTTATAGAGCTCATTGATTGCACCTGCAAGATTTCTTGCGCTAGTTTTTAACATGCTTGCATCGCCCATGTCGTCTCTAACTCGCTTTATCTGGTCTGCGTACTTTTCATCTGTGACTTTAATTTCTTGCTTGAGATCCTGGGCAAGTGTGCCAGACAGTGCTGAGTTAACTGTACCAAAACTATCTCTTAGCTGGAGCCATAGATTGTCAAATAGTCCGCGATACTCTACAGCTGGAACTACCCAACCACAAAGATTCGAGTCCATCCTTGTGTCAGATATGTTGACAGCTTCGATTGAGGTTGTACGCGCTGGGATGTAGACATCAGCTATTGCGAGTTCGTAGTAGTTTGACTCACGGATTAGATCCTGGGCAACAGGATTTGTTGCAGCAACGCCCTCTTTTAAATAGATGTCTATATCTCGTCTATCCTCTGCAGTGTCAAATCTTAAAACGATACGATCTATACGAGGAAGGCTCGATGCAGCAGACAATGTGATTTGTCTGTTATTGCTTTCTTTAAAGACTGCTCCCTCGATGATTGCGCCTCCTGGCTTCACATTAACGGTCATACCTCCGTGTGCCGTGACCATTAGCCCATCGATTGGATTAATAAACACACCGTTTCCCCAGCACATCTTGTTGAAATCTCTTTCATCCTGGGCTGTGATTGCTCTGTCCCATTCATTTCCGATTATACTTTTTGATTCAAATGGAAAACTCTTTGCCATACTATACATCCACCTTTCTGTAAATTTGCCTGTTAGGAGTTCCAAAAACAAGCTCGACTTTTACTGTATTTTTAGAGTGAACCTCTCTAACCTCAACGAGCCTCGAGGTAAATTCTTTTTGTATTGAGTCAATATTTATAGTGCAAATATCGCCCAGGTCGTAGTCTTTGAGATAATAAAAACGATGCTGCAATACATCTACTGAGATAGTCTCTTGCTTGTAATTGTTTAACATCTCTAGCTTTGCAGCATCTCGCATTTTTGACCTTATAAGTGACTCGTTTGAGCTCTTAATCTCAACACCGCTGATATTGGCATTAAAAACTTTGAGTGGCACACAGTGACCGAGATTGCTTGGCATGTTACCATCAAACTGTACATATTCGTGTATTGCTCTGACCTTTTTGCCGTCCTTCCAATACCCGTGGACCTCGTTTGGCGTATTGAAGTCATCCGGTATTTCCTGACTCGCTAAAAAACCACTGTATACACCACTTTCGTCATATGCGTATTCACACTTCGAGATGTTGCCCCAAGCTTCGCCAAAAAATACGTCATCACGCAAATCCTTGCCTTTTTGAATGTGCAACTCAATGCCTAATAACGGTTTACCAGGTTCTTCTTTTGCAGAGAAAATTGGTCTGCAAATAAGTGTATATCCTGCAGACTTTAAAGCCTTTCTCATCGCAGAGCCTGTACTTTCACCAAGTTCTGCACTTATAGACAGCTCACTTGGTACGTCACTATCTGTGCTTAGCTTTGCACCGCTTACCGTTCCCCCTCCAGGCTGAGCGTACTTGTCACTCACAGTTTCAAGTAACCATTGTTTTAATTGCGTTTCAACTTCTGCCTTACTCTTAAATGTCATTGTCGAAATCGGTATCGTATAAGCGCTCCAATCAAGCACTTTGTCGATAAAAAAGCCTGACAAAGTGACAAAT